TTTTTTTTAATTCAGTGATATTGAATACTTTATTTATATATCATAAAATAATTGCACAGTTTCGATTGTTTTATTAGTTTTGTTTTCTGGTTTTATCCAGTAATTGATTTGTGTTTCCAATGATTCTAATCTTTTTGACCATTCATCTATTTTTGATTTTTTTACATTGCATATTCCATTTTTATTTAGACTCCAACAAGATGTTATATTATTTCCTTGATTCAAATAATCATCTGGATTGAAACGAATAAAAACAATAGGTCTATGTCCCAAATCTTTGGATAATTCCATTATACGTTTATTTTCACAACTACAATCATATTGTCTATGTTGGTTCTCGTCTATTTCTACAATGATTAGTTGATAACCTAAATCGATAAGAATATCAGGTCGACGTCTGGAACATCCATCTTGTATTTTTTTGTCGGTTTCAATTGTCAAATTTGATGAGAATTTATTTTTAATGAATTCGACGACCGCATATTCCTTTGTTTTATAATTACGTGAAATTGGTTTTTCTGGAAACATATGAATAAAACAATACATACAATACCCTTCGTATTTGTCGGTAACTCTTGTAAAACACCAGTTATTTTTACAAGTTGTATGTCTAACATCAATCATTCCTTCTAATTTATGTTCTGAACAGTATAATGCTTTTGATTCTCCTTCTTTATTAAAAGTTGGTTGTTTTTTACAATTAGGATGAATGCAAGTTTTATCTTTCACATTTATCATTCCTTCTAATTTATGTTGAGAACAGTACAATGCTTTTATTTCTCCTTCTTTATTAAAAACTGGTTGTTTTTTACAATTAGGATGAATGCAAGTTTTATCTTTCACATTTATCATTCCTTCTAATTTGTGCTGACAACAATATAGTGGTTTTGATTCTCCTATTTTATTAAAATTCGGTTGCTTTTTACAATCGTGATGAATACATTTTATGGATTTTATATTTATCATTCCTTCTTCTTTATGAGATATACAAAATAATGCATATTTATCACCTTCTTTATTGAAACAAGCTCTTGTTTTACAATCTTGAAAACTGCATAATTTGTTTTTTAAATCAATCATTTCATTCAATTTATGAACAGCACAATATAATGCTTTTGATTCTCCACTTTTATTGAAAGAAGAAACTTTATTACAATTTGGAAAAATGCATTTTTGATTTACAATATTTATCATTCTATCCAGTTTATGTTCTGAACAATATAATGGGGTTTTTGTTCCTTCTGAATTAAAACATGGTATTTTTTTACAACTTTTATAAATACAACGTTTATGTATGACGTCAATCATTCCTTCTTCTTTATGTAAAAAGCAATATATTGGCTTTGATATACCTTCTTTATTGAATGAAGGAATTATTTTACAATTTGCATATAAACACGGTTTATCTTTAATATTAATCATATCTTCCAATTTATGCTGTAAACAATATAAAGGTTTTGTTTCTCCTTCTTTGTTATAAACAGGGATAATTTTACAATTAGGATGAATACATTTTTTAGTAATTATATTTATCATTCCTTCTTCTTTATGTAAAAAACAATATAATGGTCTTTTTTCATTTTCTTTATTAAAAATTGCTCTAGTTTTGCAGCCTACATTTATACACATTTTTGATTTAATATCTATCATCCCTTCTAATTTATGTTCTGAACAGTATAATGCTTTTTTTTCATTTTTTAAATTAAAACACGGTATTTTTTTACAACCTTGAAATATACATTTTTTATTTATTATATCTATCATTCCTTCCAATTTATGAGTTGAACAATATAATGCTTTGAATTCTCCTTGTTTATTAAAGCAAGGAATTTTTTTACAACCATCAATAATACACATATATAATAATATAAATAATATAATATTATAATTTTAAATCAATTTTTAGAACCATGGCTTCAATTCTAATTGTTTCCATGACCTGTCATTTTGCTCTGGAAGCTGAATTGGTATGGAAATAGTGCTTTGGTCTTTGCTATAATTAATATAAGCAATGCATTCCCCGTAAACGCTTGGTATGCAGTATTCCAATACGATTTTGTTCAAACGCTCTACTTCTTTGGTAATATTATCTTTATCAAAAATAGCATATTGTAAAAACGTGGATCGCATAATAATTTTCAAATTATCAGCATTTTGAGGTGGAATTACGAATTTTTTTTCACTAAGTGCATACACACCGGCACGAAGTGCATTTTGGATAATTTGAATATTGCCTGCACTAAAGAAGACTTGAGCCAATACATTTTGTTCCCAATTACCTCCAAGGGCATCGCAGTACGAAACCGATTTATTTTTCAAAGCAATACGCTCGATCATTTCAAATTTTTGTTGTGGAGTATCCGGTTCCACAATATTGACTTGGCCATTAGCACCGTATTTACTGTTTAAAATCATTGTATTTGAATTATAATTTTGATATGCATCCCAATTTGTTATTTTAGACATATTTTTATATTTTTTCCGGAGAAATAAAAATACGTGGAATTTTCGAATTGAGAAGAATTCGATTATTGACTAACTCTTATTATGCACCCTTGCAGGGCGCACGAATAATGGTCATAATTTCCCAAACAATGTTTACCTTTCACCTTTTTTGTCCAAAAATCTGGACAAAACAATGTTAACTGCTAAATAAGAAAAATATCGTAATAAAATATAAAGATGGAATTATTTCATTTTATTGTTATTTCTGTTGCGGTAGTTATTTTGATAGTATTGTTAACTTATATTGGCATTATTATGGCTAGTAACCAATCTGATATGTCTTATCCACCAATAAATAATTCTTGCCCAGATAAATGGGAAGTGGATAACGATGGAAATTGTAAAATTTCTGAAAAAGGAAGTAATTTAGGAAGTTATTCAGCCAGTATTGCCAATTCAACTAATACACCCGGATTAATTACTGGAAAAAATCTGATTAACCCGAATGATCCAGCGTGGGCTGCAGGAAAAGGAAGTATTTGTAGCAAAAAAGATTGGGCAAATTCGTATAATATTCAATGGGATGGAGTAACCAATTATAATTCTTGCTAGATAGACTTTTTTTATCATTATATATTATATTTATAATGATGAAAACTCGTAGAAATATGAATAAAGGAAAAGGTAAAATGACACGAAAAATGCGTGCAGGTGCATCAATGTTTGATAAAATTAATTTTTTTGGAAAAAAAGAGACAAAAAATGCTTGCGATTATTTTATTAAATCTATTTATAGAGATTATATTCCTAAAAGAAAAATTGCTGTCAAGAAAAATTATAATTTATTGATTGATGATATTCAAAAGATACTGAGAGAAGAAGATAAAATCTTTGCAAATGAAAAGGATAGATTAATAATTTACAATAGCGAAGTAGGTTATTTTAAGACAAAAAATTATGATTTAAAAAAATTAATTAAATATATTAATTATTTCAATAATAAATTAAATATAGAATTAAATGAAAAAGTTATTAATTTAACACATTATGCTATTGAAGAAGAAATATTGAATTCTAAATTGGCTGAATTAAAAAATTCAGACGTTTGTGCAGATTTACCAGAAAAACTTAGAGTTATTGCTACAAATAATGATAAAAAATTAATTGAAAAGATAAATTATGATATTCAAAAAAGTACAATCAAAAATTTGCCAGGTATTAAATATTTCAAATCTGATGCGTCTACAGAAAAATACGTCCCTAAAATTAAAACAGAGGCAAGAAAAAAATTTTTAGGTATTTTTGGTGGCGCAGATGATGAAAGATTGCCTAAATATGAAGAAATAGTTAAAATATTAGAAAAATCAGGCGATAAAACCAATAATTTAAGCGCTAAATCTATCAATGAATATATTAAAAGTTTGAGTGAAATAACAGAAATTTTAAAAGAACAAAACGAACAATTAGTTAAATCAAAAGAGCAATTAGCTGATTTAAAGAATATTAATAGACCTTTACCATTACCACCATTAAAACCATTGGAATCATCGAACCCAATAGTTACTGAAGAATATACAGTAGATTCCGGACCATATAAAACACCAGCGTGGATAGAAGATCCAATAGAAGAACATCAAAATATATTAAATTCAACAGTTACCCCTGAATCAAAAAACAAAACAACAACAATACCATCAATAAGCCCAACAAATGATAATTTAAATTCAACATCACCGTCAGGACCACCACCAGAATCAGAAGTAGGAACAGCGTCATCAACAACAACATCAACACCACAATTAAGTGTTTCAGAATTATTTAAAAAAAGAGCACAATCAAACCTTGATAACGGAATGCAAAACAGAATAATTTTAAAAAAAGCAGTTAACCCCCTTAAAACAAATCCACAGACAACAAGTATGACTGACTCTTTAGCTAATGCAGTAAACGCACGAAGAGGATTTATAGCAGATGATAGCGATGATAAAAAAGAAGATGATGACAACGAATGGATTGAAGGTGGAGGCAAAAAAAGAAGACGTCATTCCAAGAAACATCCTAAAAAATCCAACAAGAAATCCCATAAAAAATAAACCAAATCCAATAATCCAATAATCCAATAATATTTTTATAAAAAATCAAAAAAAATATTATTTACGAAATCTAATCACGCGCGGCACTTCCCCCACAGAATAATCATACTCTCCTAAACCAATGGTTTTCTGAAATAAAATATCCCTCTCTTTCTTATCTTCAAACATTTCCATAATTTTGTATTTCAACATTCGCAAATTATGTGTTTCTGGATATAATTCCTGGTTCTCGATTTCCACGATTCGTTTCAAGACTTCTTTGTTATCTGTTCGTTCGTATTCTTCCAAGAGTTCCCGAATGGCGCCAATCAATCGATAGATATCCTCCGTCTTCTTCAATATCATTTCTTTCGAAACTGGATTTTTATAATATTCATCATATTTAGCCAACAACTCATTGTATTCAGAACTCTGATAATTATATTGCGTAATATTTTTCTTGAATTGTTCAATCGATTCTTTTTCCGACAAATAATTGAAAATAGTGTCTAGTTTTTGTTTGATAATATCATCTTTTAAATCTTCTACTTCGTCTTTATATAAATATAATACTTCTTCGAAATTCATCGTAGATCCCTTATAAATTTTGATATTCAAAAGACAAGGTTCTCCTCTATCTCCACAAATGGCCGTATATTTATTCTCTTTCAATGTAAACAATGTTCCGACCGGTCGTTTACAATGAACACATTTGGGTTTGACTTCGAGAACCAGACGTCTCTTCTCTTTTTTTGTCTTTCCAAGAGCATATGCATCTCGTTTCGCCTTCAACGTTTTTTCTTCGTATTGCTGTTTCATTTTGAAATACTCATTGAGTGCTTCGCGATATTCGATTTCATTTTCTGCTGTATCATCATCGTTTTCATTCGCATCTTCTTCAACCGCCGCTAAATTCACTGGCAGAAAAGGATCATTGTCCATTTCTAAATTCACTAAAGAAGGCGGAATATTTTTCAATATAATCGATTTATTATTCTTTACGTGGAGAACCCGTAATTGGATCAAATGTTGTAGGTCTAATTCTTTGATTTGATTATAATTTAAATATAATTCTTCTAAAGAAGTCGGAAGGTTCTCTATCTCAACCAATTTATTATGCGATAGAATCGCCTTTTTCAAATTCGGTGTATTTTTTAGGTCGATTCGTTCAAGATAATTATAATCTAGATTCAGTTCTTTCAAAGAATTCGGAAGATTATTGATTTCAGTCAAATAATTATCTATACATTGAAATTCTTTGATATCATCGGGAATACCGACGATACTTGTTATTTCTCCTTTTTTCAAAAATATTTTTTTAATATCAGAGAACCCCATATCGCGGATCACAGAAAAATCTAAATCACCGTGAAGCGTTTCATTTATCCATAAATCTGGCACAGTTTTGAAAAGTGTTTCTAAAATAGATAATAATCGTCTTTGTGCAGTATTATTTTCGTTTATAATATATTCGCGTTTTTCCAAGATAGAATTCATATTTTGTTATATATTTTATATAAATTAAATATATTTATTTTATATATATGTCATCCAAAACGTTGAAAAAAACACCGTCCAGTCGTCATTCCAAAACGGTAAAATTCAATACACCGATTGATAATGTGTATAAACAATATCCGGTAAAAAAAATCAAATATACAAGAAAATCATCAGTCAGTCCAAATCGCGTAAAATTATACACTATCCCCGAAGAAGAAAACGAAACTGATTCGGCCTCTCCTGAAATAACATACATAAAAAGAAGCGATAATGCAGGAAGAGAAAATTTGAATGTCAAAAAATCTCCATCACCGAAAAAGGCACCCAAAAGTATTTTCCGTTTTTTGAATCTATTTAGTTCAACTAAAAAGAACAAAAACAAAACCAAAAAAGACAAAAATCGATTATAAAATGCATCAACACACTACATCATTGGTAAATTCGTAATGGGAGATAGAGTTGCTTTCTGGTTTTGTTCTTGATAAAACCGGATTTTATTCAAGACATATTCTTGGTCTCGTAACATTTTTTGTTGATATTCATAAGCACTCGGTTTACGTTTGTAACAATAATAAAGAGTAATGCCAGTAATAGAAATGAAAAGAATGAATACAGAAAGATTTAGAACAATATGATAAATATTTACGCGATTTATATGGCAATTTGATAAAATAGAGGATAAATAATATTTCATTGAATATTCGGTTAAATGCGGATTTTCCATATTTTTATTTATTTTGTTTGTTATATTTTTTATAAATATTTTTACACAAAAAATATAACTATATATAATAATAATGGCTGAAGAAAAATCCACTACTTCTGAACCTACTAAACCCACTACTTCTTTATTCAATTTTTTTGGAACATCCAAACCAGTTGAACTTCCTAAAAACAAAGGAGAACCAAAACACACCTCAAAAAAAGGGTATGTGACACGTTCAACTCGTAAAATTGCGACTAAATTACTTTCAATGAAACATAAAATTGTGGGTATTATGAATACAACAATCAATGATTTAGTGCATAAAATGGATTGCAAACCAAAAATGGTTCGAAAAACTCGAAAGCGTAAAAATATTGCTGCAGAAGAACCTGCTATGGTTGCTACAGAAGAAGAGGCTATGGTTGAAACACCAGTTGAAGAAGAAGAAGTTGTAGAAGAACAAGAAGAAGTAGAACCTGTAGTAGAAGAACAAGTTATGGGAACAGAAGAACCATCTGTTTTAGAACAAGAAGAACAAGGAGAAGAAGAAAAATTAGAAATTGGACAACCAAAAGTGTTGGGTGGAAAAAGACGTCAAAAGAAATTGTCCAAAAGAAAATATCCCAAGAAATAATAACTTGATCCTTTATCTATCATCCTTTATCTATCATTCTTTATCTGTCATTCTTTATCCAAACATCAAATAATAGAGAACAGTTAAATACGAAAAGATTGCCAAAATAACAGCAACAATCCAAATAGGAATAACCGTTTTATGTTTATATCCTACTCCAAATTCACGAAAACTCCCATCATTGTTATATAATAATCCAGGTTTCAATAAATGAATCAATGAAAAAAGAATCAAAAATAAAAAAACCGCAATATTCAATTTATTTATTCTTACAAATCTTTTTGATAAAAACATAAAAATAGTATTTATATATTTAGCATAAAAAATAATATCATTTTTGATTTTATTTTTTACTAAAGGTTTGGTTTTTACTAATTCGTTTTTTCTTTATTACAACAACAATTACAGAATCCACAACTAAAAAACCGCCAAATAGAACTAAAAAAATCGTAAATAGTATTTCGATTGGGTAAAGGTTCTTGTAATAAAACTTCATTCTTATAACACAAATCTAATTTGTTGTTAGATAAATCTAAAATTGCACTAAAATCAGCAAAATCAATTTCAATGTCTTTTTTTTCTAGATCGCCAGATACTGAAAGACCAGTCATTGAATCATATTCTATTTTTTTGTCAGGAATATCAATATGCATATTTGGTATAATGTAAACGTATAGATAAAATTATACTAAATATATTATCCGTTCTTTACTTTTACATTACATAGCAGACCACAACAGCAAGAAAAACTAGAACAAAAACATTCTTCTGAAGGACAATCACAACTTGCTTTTGCCCAACTTCCAATTGAAAGTATAAAATCATATATTTCCTTTGTATCGGGTAGAATATCATTAATGGAAGGAATATTATTACAATCCAACAAAACGTCATTATTAGCTGAATTGAATAAATTATCTATATTCAAAAAATTGCAGTTTTCAGCATCTTTTTGAGTTGAATTGATTTTCATTTTTATTTGTTTATTTTATAATTTATAAAAGTAAATTATTATTTTCATAAATTATTACACGCCATAAATTACGCGCCATAAATTACGCGCTTATATATATTCATCCATATCATCACCATCATTATAATCCCCATCGCCATCTCCATTATCATACCCATCATAATATTCATCTACTGGTAATTCGCGTCCATAAGCGATTGTCGGATCAGGGTTCTCATCATATTCTTCTAATTCTTCTATATTTGTAGAAGGCAGGGCCGTTTGTGCCAAAACCGAATGATATATTTCATTTAAATTGAAATCGCTATCATTGAGGTCTTCAAACAAACGTATTTCATTGGCTTCAAATTGTTGGTCATATAATTCTCGATCATATTTGATCAGTCCCTTCTGTTGCCCTGCATTCCAACGTTCCAATTTATACTGTTTCAAGGAATCTTCTATTTTTCGTTCATCGACTTCCATATTTTCTAAATAAGAAGTAATAGAATCTTTCTCATCCTTTTTCGATTTTGAAACGCGTTTTGCTATTTTGGAATAAGATTGATTTATAATCGATTTATTATGTTTTTCGTAGTTAATAAATGCCAAAAGCAAGGAACACACATTTTTCTTCAATTCCTCATTGTCTCCTGCAATAATATCGATTTCATTCAAATCATTTTCATAATCATCCTCTTCTTCGTTCCCCGTTTCTCGAATTGTTTGTAATTGTAAAGAATCGTCTTGGTTCTCTCTATATTGTTGTGATCTTGCCTTTCTCTTTTGTTGAATATCTAATTGTATGAGTTCACTATCGCCCGATAAAACAATATATTCATAGATACAAGAATAAACGCAATAAATATTCAATTTTAAAATTGTCATTCGATCAAAAAGAGAAGAATTCAACATTTGCGAAAACAAAGAAATATCAGACAATTTTCTAGTAATTTCATTCAAAAAACGGGCGACAACTGGATTTTGTTTGAATTTATTGAAAATACTTTTATAAGAATCGATGAATTTGGCAATCAACGAAATATGGTTTGACGCCAGAGCCCAATGTATTGGAATGGTTGTAAATTCCGAATTATTGATAATAATATTGGGGTTTGTTTTGGATATGGAGAACACCATATTTTTCATAAAATTGGCGATAATATAAATATCCTGTTGTTCTGTTGTATCAAGATCCCAATCACCGATACCAAATAAAAAATCGTGGACTTTATCATATTCATTTTTACTCATATTCCCGTAATTATCGACGAATTCCATAATTTTGGAGAACATTCGATTGTTCGATTTTATCAAATAATTATTCAATTGAATATTGGCGCGTTCTTTGGGTTCTCCTTCGTCTTCCGACAAATAATTTCCCAACAAACGACGGATGGGTTGTTCAATAATAATAGAATCCGTTAAATTCATTGTATCTAGAAATTGCATCAATATTTCCGTAGGAGAATAATTTTTCTCTGTAAAGGCATATACGTAATTTTCTCTATAAATAATCGTCATTAATTCGACCAGGTTCTCCAAAGAATAGCGTTTTCCATTCTTTTTCAAATATTCCACTTTCTCTTGAATCGACCAATATTTATTATATCCGGGCGGTTTTTCACTACAAAGAAGTTTCAGGTTCTCAGGAATAGGCACATCATTATCAAAATTACAGTAAAAAATAAATGCACCATAGAGAGTTTCTTCGGTATAGGTATTGGGTAAAATCATTGCATTTCTTACTCCGGTGAATTTGGGATGATATAAAAGAGGCGATTTCGATAATTCGCGGACATTTTCCAGAATCATCTGAATATTTTGCGAAATGGATATAAATTGTCCGATCTCCGGTCGTTCCTCAATGAAATAGGAAATGGTATTGGCCGATCGTTTTTCATTACAACACGCATTGTCTAAAAAGGGTATTTTCGATATGGTTTTTAATAGGAGATTCTTGTCTTGAACGACAGAATAAATAGATTCCATTATTCCATAGGTATATTGTATGATTTTACTGCGAAAAATGGCCAAATGTTCTCGTTGGTCTTTGGATCCTTTACGCATCAATTCCAACAATTCGTTTTTGTAATCATTGGAAATCGGTTTTAATGATTTGATTACCGAAAAGGGGACAACCGGAGGTAAAAAATGCACCCATTTTTGTATCGCGTCTTCTTTGGATATGGTTTCATCAGGATGCAGAACCAAATACTCGCGTTTTTCCATATACTTTTTAGAAATTTCCGGATCAATCAATACGAATTTATCAAGTAATTTACGCATAGATTCGGCGATTTTCTTTTCATTTAATTTTTCGAGAGAATTCCAAGGAACAATGGAACTTCCCATTTTCTTCAGAATGCAGGCAATATAATTGAGCGACGTCATATTTTCAATACCTCCGTCCAATGGATAACCAGAAAAAGAATAAATACAGCCGGGGAAGGTTTTCTTGGGTTGAAACGAAGGAACCGTTGTTTGAATAGCGATTAATAAAACACTACCGACAATGGCAATGATTGTTTGATTACGATAAATTTCATAAGGAGGGAGAACCTGCTTTCCTTTTTGTTTTTCCATCTTTTCCATTTGAGCCGTATATGGTTTTTCGGATTGGACA